CGATCGTACTCACCCTTGTCTTCTCAATGGTGACGATATCCTCTTTCCCGGTTGCGATGGTCTTTATTACAGCTGGCTTCATTGTACGAAAGAAGTCGGCTTTGTAATCAATGTGAAGAAGACCATGAGATCCAGTACTTATGGAGACTTGAATTCTCAAACTTACCGTTTCGATAAAGGTAGGTTTGTCCATAAGTTTTGCTTTGGATTTCTGGGATCTGACTCATGGAAAGAGCCAGTCGGATCCCTCGCAGTGCCCCTCTTTGACCTCTGCAAGCAGCTTCGTTTCTCAAACGCGACGTGGCTTTTGACCACATATCCCGTACGTAAGCTGCTTGCTCGTGTTCCTATCCCTCTCTCCTCCTTTCCCCGTCGGTGGTGGGGTTACCTTGTCAAGAAAAAATGGTTCCGAGGCCTGGTTGACCAAGTAAAACCAACCGAGGTTATCCAGCTCGGTACAGAAAGGAAACTCCCCTTCGTTTTGGGCCCTCCGATTCACTCCAGTCCGAAGATGGAGCGTCAAATTAAGGAGGCCGAAAACGAAGTCACCGCCGATTACGTCCGCTCGTGGCAGGGCATACCTGTATGCCCTATTAAGGAGAAAGTGCCTCATGGCAAGTTGACCGTCCTGCGGTCTCGCTTTCGACTTAAGAGAGTGGTCTTGGGTTGGCGTAGACTCTGGCTCGCTCCCGTCTTGGAAGCCTTACAAGATAACCTCCCTGAGGTTTTCGTGTCTGGCTACCCTGATTGGGTAGATGAGCAACCTGGTCTCCAACTTGAGTACAAGCTCTCCCGCGAGTGGGGTTATCGGCCCCCGAAATTCTCTCCCCCTCTCCCCCCGTCCTACCACACGGTGGTAGGCCCTCACATTTCGTACCGTGTCTTCCCTTATACCCCCGAGTTCATGGGCGTACAAGTTAGGGAACGAATGTGGAAATCAAACGAAATGGACATATGAGATGATTCGTGCGTAGCCAGGGGCGCGCCTTGAAGGATGGCAGGCCGAGGTGGCTGTTTCCGGCGCACTAGTTGCCCGTCGGGGCGTAGTTTTTGTGCAACCTCAGTACCGAAAGGGAAAGGGGATCGAAGTTTTGCCGACTTGACCGTCAGGGTCGGAAGGTCGCGCGGCCCGGACCTCCCGCGAGGGAACCGGGATGATGGAGCTCTGTCTTGTCTCTCGGGCGTTAGACGTTAAATATAGCCCTCCTTGGACCTAGTACTAGCAGGAGTGTCAACAAACACACACTGCATTTAGGGTTGAAAAGTCCAAGGTTGTAAAAGGTACAGAGCGGGCCATTCGGCGTGGACACCACCTTGGGTGCGAGTCCCTTAAACGAAGGCAGGGAGGAAGCAAAACGGAGATCAGACTAGGAAATTACGTCCGCAGGACACGATGTGACAAAGGAAATGGCAAAGGTTGTTGCCGACAAGCGGAGACGATACGGTGAACCAG